ATGCTTGCCGTGAATCCGCTGCGGCTGTTGCCGAAGCGCTACGCGACGTATACCGATGATGATCGCGTGGCAGTGGAGGCGCAGGACCGTGCGCCGAAAGAGGATGTGCATCGAGACCGACGGCCAAGTGAGGAAGAGTTGGCCGAGATCCGGCGCATCATGGCAGGGGGAAAGCCCAAGGACCGGGAGCGGGCGCTTGAGTTGCCGTATCGGCCGGCGCTGGTATTCCTGTTCGATCTGGCGATCGAGTCCGCAATGCGGATGCGCGAGATGTACACGCTCGACGTTGCGCAGTTTGACGTCGGCCGCCGGACGGCCGCGCTCGAGCGGACAAAGAATGGTAGCAAGCGTTCAGTGCCGCTCACGACAGTAGCAGTGGCGGCGTTCGAGCGCTACGTCGCGGCCGTGAACGGTCATGACCCGACGATGTGTGGGTTCTCGTTCGAGGGCGGCAGGCTCTTCCCTTGGGTCGATGAGATCGAGGCGGGCATGCGCGCGAAGAACATGCCAGTTCTCCGTCGGAAAGTCCTTGAACGCGTCACCGTGCGGCTGTCGGGCCAGTTCGGCCGACTATTCAACGCGGCCGGCTGCCCTGATCTGGTTTTCCATGATCTGAGGCATGAGGCGACATCTCGGCTGTACGAGCGTACGACGTTGAGCGACGTTCAGATCGCGAAGATCACCGGGCACACGAATCCCAAGGTCTTGATGCGCTACGCAAACCTGCGGGGGAGTGATCTGGCGGAAAGGCTTTGGTGAGCCCCCGGCCGGGCGGCCGGGGTGGCTTTGGAGCGATCACGCGGCCATCGCGGCCGATGCGTCCAGTTCGGGGAGGCGAGGAAGGGGGCGTGCTTTGCGGCCGGGCCGGCGCGGGTCGGTCTGCGAAAGTTGCTTTCGGATCGCCTTGTCGACCCGCGCATCAGTTTCCGGAGACCCGCACCGGATCTGCTCGATTCGCTTCTGCGTTTGCGCCTGCACCTGTTCGCGCAGGTAGGCGACGACATCGTCCTCCAGAAAGACCCATGCTCGGCCGATCTTGGCACCGAGGATGTCGCCGCGATGAACGATGTCCAAGAGCGTAGTCCGGTCGATTTTCAGGAATTCCGCGCATTCGATCAGGTCGAGCGTCCTCACGCATTGCCTCCTCGATTTGCCGTGATGCGATCGCGCCACTGTTCCAGCTCGCGGATGTATTCGGCATGCGTCGGGCGATCCGCGACTGTCAGCCAGCATTCGTGGCTGCTGAAAGCACCGCCACTGATCGCGTGCGTACTCAATTTGCCGGCGCAGATCTGCGTGGCCAGATCGGTAAGGGCGGTGACCAGGTGGTCGACGGTGTCCGCCTGCAACTCCAGGCGAAACTGGACCGCGCGCTTCGGGGGCGTCGTCATCGGCTACCTCCTGCGCGTGCAGCTGCGCGATCAAGCCGCTCGATCTCGGCGAGGATCAGTGCGCCGGCCTTGACCAGTTCGCGTCGACGGTCATCACCAACCTTTGCGCTCCAGCCAGCAGGCAGGATCGCTTGGCCGAACGTGGCGCCATAGCCGGTATCGGTTGCCGGCCAGTCGCGGACGCCGGCGGGCATCGCGTAGAACGCGGCGAGCGATGCGATTTCGCCGCATGCATGCTCGTCGTCGTGTTCTACCGTCCAGCCTTTTTCGGTGATCTGCCGACGGCGCTCGGCACGCACATCGACCACTGCGGCCGTGACGTCGTGCGACGCGTTTATCACGATTCCGCCGTCCTTTCGCATCATCCAGCCGCGCTTGCCCGGCACATAGTCGCCGGACATAATCGCCGGGATCTCTGCCGGGTCCGCCGCCGGCGCGGGGGTGTGAGATTCAAGCGCTTCGGTTGCCGCGAGGATCGGATTGTTCGCGCTCGACCACTCGCCGACATCCACGTCGAGAAACTCGCCGACCGCTTTTGCGAGACGCGTGCCATCCTCTTCCATCTGGTCGCGCTCGTCAATCGTTCGCGACAGATCGCGTTCCGTCGCCCCTTCTAGCGTCTCGTTGGCAGATGCTGTGCGGGCCGTTAAATCCGACTGGCGCATGGCCATGGCCGCTGCGATGGCCAACGGCGCGTTTCCATGGTTGGGCCACGTTTCAGGATCTGCGCCGATGATCGCGGCAACAGCTTTGCGCGTTTCATTCAGGGCATCCCATGCGGTACGGTGCGGGCCAAGCCACTCCACCCGCTCGTCCGTCGGCGCGAGCGCGGGTTTTGTTTTCACCCACTCGGAACAACCCTCACGCACTCGCGGCAGGTCGCCACCGCACACGCAACCGCCTGCCCGTTCGCAATACCCGCTGGGCGCTGCTGCGGGCTGCTCGGCATGGGATGCTGCGAGGAGGTTGCGCGCGAACAGTACGACGCTCAGATCGCTGCCGTGATACTGCGGGTGCGGGTTGAACTCTTTCCCGTACCGGCTTTCTTCGACGCTGAAGTGCGGCTCGGCGATTGAGAGAATCTGCTCGTCCGTCAGCGCATCAGTGTGGATCTTGTCGGTAGTGTTCATTGTTGGTCTCCGGAGGTGAGTGTAGGCAGGGCGCGGCCGAGTTGCATCAGGCCGGTCTCAAGCGTGACGCCGGCAGTGGTTGCCCATGTGCGGGCCTCCTGCGCGGCTTTGTGGCGGGCGAACGAACCGACCTCGTCGGCCATCAGGTCGAGCAGCTCGACGTCGGCCGCGTGCGAGATCTCGACGACCAGGTCGCGGATCGTGGCGCGAAGCGCTTCGATGCGCTCGGCTCTGCCTCGGCGGGCAACCGCCGAGGCATCGTTCACCTGGATAGGTTTGCGACGCGCAAGCGTCGCTTCGTCCTTCTGGATCGCTTTTGCGGGCGCACGCCCGCGCTGTTCGGTCGCGATTGCCTTGCCGTCGACACTCTCGAGCGCAATCGCGGTGCGCTGTTTTCTGTGTTCCCGCTTACGCGACAGCGGACGTTGGGTAGAAAGAGCCGGGCGCGGGGTCATTTCGCGCCTCCGGACGGGAACGGCCATGCAGCAGCGGGGTCGAGGCCGCGACGTTCCGCTGCCGCCGGGAGGGCGCTATCCAAGAGGGCGCGGCCTGACGCGATCCGACGCTTGTCTTCGATGGCCGTCAGTACGTCGGTCACGTCCGGTCGCTTCCCTCTAGCCGACGCAGTCGCAAACTCGGGCTTCCAGTCAGGGTCGGGCATGTCGATGACATCGTTCGCCCACGCGAGAATCCGCTGGAAGGCTACCTGTTCCGATTTCGTGCTGCCGTGGCTGGGGGACTTGATCATCTTGACGAGCTTTGCTGCGCCCGAGCGAATGGCTTGCACGCGCGTCCATACCACAAGGGTTGCCGACGAGATCTTCAGCGGGCCACTCGCAAAGCTGGTGCCGGTGTTGTACTCGACCGAGTAAATCCATGCACCGGGAGCCGGCTGTGCGACGCGAATGTATGCGAGAGGCCCCTTGATCCTTCCGGTCCGCTCGGGGCCGCATAGCGTATCGGCCGGCTCGCAGCACCCGTTTTCGTCTGGTTCCGCGATGGGCCAGTCCTTGCCAGCAGGTTTGGTATCGAGCAAGTCAGTGAGGGGCATCAGCGCTGTGTGAACTGCTTCGATCGTCGCTTGTGTCAGCTTGCCGAAACCGTCGTCGTGCAACACCGCCTGCAGCGCCTGCAAAAGTTGCTTTGCACGCGGTTCGTCGATCTTCGTTGGTTTGCGCGATGCTGGCTTTTCTGACGGCTTGCCGCAAGCCAGATGTTTCTTTGTGACCTTGCTTTTGCCGGCTTCCTTTGCCTTCGAAAGCCCGGACACGATGCGTTCGAGCGCCTTGTCGCTGCCATGCGCGCGGATCTCTTCAATCGCGAGGGTGCCGGCGATCGAGCCATTTCGCACGAGGTCGTGCAGCTCGGCTGGTGCTTTCTCAAGCAGTGCAGCGTCGCGGATCGACTGCTCAGTGATGTTGAGGCGCGCGCAGATGGTTTTCGAGTCGAGGCCATGAACATCGCGCAGCTCGGCGATCGATGTAGCGAGATCGAGCGGCGAAGACGTCTTCGAGACGTTGCTCACGTAGCCGTCGATGACCATTTCCGCTCGGTTCACCTCGCGCGAGTCCCGCACTACGATCGGAATCTTTCCGAGATCTTTCCCCGCCTTGATTGCCGCGCCGGCCGCGAGGTAGCGGTGCTGGCCCTTGTAGACGTAGAAGTAATCCTTCCCGTCGACTTTTCGCGCGTAGCAATGCAGCGGAGAACCCTTGTCGTACCCGTTCTGCATCATCAGTGCGGTCAGTTCCTTGACCCACTGCGGATCCACCGGACGGACGTTGTCGAGCGGGTCGTAGCGCAGCGCTTCGTATGGCGTCATCCACAGGTCCGCCGACGTTGCGCCGGCGGCTGCGGCAGCGGCTTTGGTATTCCCGGTCTGGATCGGCGCAGTCGGGTCGAGCTGTTGCGTGTGGTCGTTCATCACGCGACCTCCTGCAGTTCAAGGCTGCTGGCATACGCGAGCGAGCAATCGAGCCTGAGTCGCAACTGCGTCTTAGGTCGGCGCAACACGACCTTCGTGCAGTGGCCGTCGAGGTCAATGCGCTCGACGGCCCAGCCAAGCGAAAGAAAACCTGCTACTAACCGATCGGGCGCATCACCGAGCGACATGCTCGGCAGAATTCGAAGTCCCCATTGAGCGCGACCGACGTAGTCTCCGATTTTCCGGCAGTCGACCAGGTGCATCGAGTATCGATCGATGTCGACATAGATCCTCGATTCAGCGAGTTTCGTGAGATCTCGTTCAACAGCAGTAATGTGCTTTGCTGCTCGCTTCAGCTCGGCAATCCGTTGTTCGTGTTGGCGATTGGCAGCGGCGACGATCTCAGAGTAAGTTGTCGGCGGCATGTAGGAGGTCGCGCGCTTCATGCGACCTCCTTCGCGCCGCGCTTGCTGCGGCGCTTTGCCTGTTGTGCTGCAGTGGCGATCGCGTCTTGCGCGGCCTGCTCGGCCGCCTTTCGCTGGCGACGGAATGCATTGATCGCACTCTCACAGTCGGCCTCGCACGGGATGGAGATCTGCGTGCGGACGACGTCGTGGCCGTCCATGATCAGGTATTCGATATAGATGCTGTCCGCGATCGGGCGGCGCATGACGACGGTTTGGCCGACGAGAATCGGTGTCGACGGCCGGCGGGCATCGCGGTCGTAGCGTACGATGGTCCGCAGGCTGAGGGTGTCGCCGCGTGGCGTATCGGGTTCGAAGCGTTTGATCGGGCGGGGCATGGTGTTACTCCTGTTCACTTTCGCCGGCCGCGCGACTCTTCAGGTCGACGTGTCTGGCGTGTGGTTGCTGGTCGCGCGTCCGGAGCGCCGCGCAGTTCGCGAGGCAGATCCGGAGGGCTGGATTGGTCAGGGATGCGGAGGCAGGGCCGGGCAGGCAGCGAAGGCGATGCTCGCGAACGATTTCTTCGTCGGAGATCAAATCCGCCGCTGTCATGGCCGGGTTATCCCGCGTGCGAGCTCGAGGTGACGACGGCGATGTGATTGACCATCGACATTTCCGAGCGAAACGTGCTCACGGAAACGCTGATGAAAATCACGATCAGGGCAGCGATATATGCTCTGCCGTGGCGCGGTTTGTTATGTCGGCTCATTGATGGCGCTCTCCGGATTGCTTTCCAGAAATGGAGCAGGAGTGAGCTATGCTGTCCCTTTCTACAAATGGGGATTCAGATTGCCGATCTTTTTCCGACCGTTGATCATGGCGACACTCACTTCGACGCGTACGTGGATCGTCTGCGTCGGCAGCGGGGCATTTCGTCGGAAGCGGTGAATGTGCTTGAGGATCTGAATGAGTTGCTTTCGGCAAGTCGTGCGCTTGCGAAGGCCCATTTTGGGAGCGATGCATCGCCTGACCATGCCGTTGCACTGTTTCATGTGTTAGCGATGGAAATCCGTCACCGGACAGGCACTCCCCGCAAGGGCACGGAGTGACGTCGTGGCTGAAGGGATGGCGGCCGAAATAGCCGGTGCAGACGATGCACTGGCGGAACCGCTTGTGACCCGGCATCGGATCAGCGTAGCCGGGCGCCGCGTAGAAGTATGACTCAGGGCCGTCCGTGCCAGGCTGGTGAAGCCAGTCGATTTCTTTCATGACCTTCGCCAGTCGGGCCTGCGCCTCGATCGTCCACTCATGCTGATCGAGCCTCGCGACGCAGCAGAGCAGATCAATCGCGGGAACCCGAATGCGGTCTCTCAAGTATTCCTGCAGGCGAGCTTTGAACTCGCCGTCTTTCAGAGTGATCGTGTGCATGGCGATCCCCCTTAAACCATCGGGCGCTGGTGCACGACCGGCGCAACTGGAGCATCGCTGCTCGGCAGGAGGTTCACGAGGATCACGACAGCTGCCGCGACCATCACGAATCGCCATGCAGTCGACGACTCGACCGGCTTGGGCTGCGGAAAGTAACTTTGCTGCATGCGCTGGATCGCGGCCCGACGGGCTGCACCATGCGCGTCAAAAATGGGTTTCATGAAAACCTCCGGTGGGCGCGTCGGGTGACGCGTTCCGCCGGAGGATATCCGCATACGGAATTTAATGTCAATCCGTATGCGGAATTTTAGTGCGCAATAATTGGGGATGTATCAGCTTATGCGGAAGCGACTAGCGCCTCCGGTTCCATAGCATTGCTGCGCAAAATTGGCCGGCGAAGGAGAGTGCGGCATCGATCAAGGGGTACTCGTTGATGTAGGTGGCGGTCACGAACGTCAGCGTCGCGATTGCGGCGAGCGTGGCGGACCCGCGCTGGCGGGGAGACGGGGCGCGTGGGGGAAGCGCGCGCGCCAACTTATCGGTGAGGCTTCTAAGGCCGCGCGTGAGAAAGGGGGCGAACTCTGCTTCTAAGCCGGTAGTCGTGGAGTCCAGCGAGCCGTCGGCGCGTAAAAGGACGAGCGCGGCCGCAACAGCGTAAGTCCCATTAGATTCGAGTCGTGAGCTGAGGTGTGATGCGATTCGCAGGTGCCGCGCTTCGAGATTACTTTGCGCGGCCTGCTTGGTTTGATTCGCGGCAACGCGATCCCGCGATCGATATGACGAAAGACTAGTGACTGTTGCTTGCGCCTCGGATTTTGCCGCGTCTTCGGGCCGGTTGGCTATTGGTCTCATGTTCGCTCAGCGTATCAGTGGTTAGATCACGTTGAGCGACGCGCTCGACGAGCGAGCGCTCGTCATCCGTAGCCGGAATGGTTTCCGACAGCGATTTCAGTTCGTCAGCACCGCCAGTGCTGGCTTCGTATGCAGCAACTACAAATTCGGCAAACGCTCGAATCTTTTCCTTTTCGCTGGCTGGAAGGCGCGCGAAGCGCTTGGGGTCGACAGGAAACGCGGCGATCCCCTCTGCGTCGTTGTCATCGAGCAGTTGCGCGATCGAAATGCCAAACGCCGAGGCCAGCTTATAGGCGGTCGTCAGCTCCGGCTCCGTGTCCTGATGCAGCACGCGGTGAATCGAACTCTGCGACATCTTAGCCCGTGCCGCGAGCTTCGCTTGCGTGTCTGCGGCCGGAACTCTCCCCATCCACAGACGCACCTTGTCTGCTAGGAATTTCCGCATCGAAAGGTCTTTGCTCATGGGGCCAATCATTCCACATGTGGAATTCCCTATGAGGAAGTTTCGATCTTGTGTAAAATTCCGCATACGGAAGTTTTCCAAATTGGGGGAGCTATGAAAAGCAACCGCGAACCGATGCTCGAGACTGTGCTACGCCGTCTGAATCAGGTGAAGGGTGATTGGCCCCGAATCGCAGACGAAAGCACGGTGCCGTACCAAACCATCACGAAGATCGCATGCGGCTTCGTTCGCGATCCGAGGGTATCGACCGTACAGGCGCTCTACGACTACTTCGACAGTCGTCCGGAGCACGCGGCCTAGTCTGCATCGTAGGCCTCAGCCAGCTAGGTAAACAGAATGAAAGTCCACCATCACCAAGAACAGACGGGGCTCCAATGACCTGCAGATACAGCGGGACCGAATGGCTCGACGTCCTCTACACCTCGATTCGAAACACGCCGGGCGGGGTGGCGGATGCTGCGAATTTCCTGACCGCGCGACGCGGCCGATCCATTTCTGCCGAGGCGTTGCGGTTGCGCCTTCGTGCCGTCGATGAGAACCGGCTCTCGATGGAAATGTTCGAGTTGCTGATCGAGTGGATGGACGAGCGTCGGTCAGTGTACGCGCTGGATGCGCTATATGCCCTGAACGAGCGGTTCGGGCTGCGGGCATCCGAGGCTCACGCCATGCCAACCGGAGATCCCGCCGAGGCTCTGATCGACGAAGCACTACAGATCGCGAAGCATACGGGTGAGGTCGCGGATTCCGTGCGTGCAGCGCTCGAAGATAAGGTTGTCAGTGAAGGCGAGGCGACCACGATCACGACGGCGGCCCGGTCGCAGCAGCGTGCCCTGGACCGCCTCATCCGGCTGGTTCGATTTGCCGTTCGTGCCACGAAGCCCCCGTTCCATCGGGACTGAGTCGGCATATGCGATTCAGCAATGGAATGCAGTGCTGCAACCCGTTTCGCGCGGAGGCAGGACTGTCATGCGACTACGGCAACCAATTGTGTTGCGCCAGTAATGCGCTCGAGCGGATGGCGACAAACATGCCGTCCGGTGTTCCACGTCTCATCAATACGCTGCTCGATACGTTCCCGGCTTCGGCCGGATACGTGATGCAGCACGCCTTGCGCTATGCCGATCCCGTCATCGCAATTGACGTCGCAGCGAAATACTGCGCGTCTCTCCCGGCGCGTGCGGATCGGCTGGCATTCAAAGATCAGGTTGCTGGCTTTCTCAGCGGCGAGCAGCTGGCTCAATTCGAAAGTTCGACGCGAGCTGAATTTGATCGGCGCAAAGCATCAACCAACCGGGGGTAACAAAGTGACTTTGCCGAAAATCTCGATCGCGCTTCGTGCGCGTCATATTCGTGCAGCACATCGTTTTGTTGTGGGTCAATCGGCCTTCGTTGCAGGACGCGCATCGTTCCGTCGTCGCCGGGCCGCCCGGATCTTTTCGACGGGGGCGTAAGTCTTGTCCACGATCGATCAGATCATTGTGCAGCTCGACGCTGCAGGGCATCCGCGATTGCCCGACGGACACCCCATCGCGGACGGCAAACCGCACCGCTATGGCCCGAAGAAAAAGCACTGGTACTCGCTGCACGAGATCGTTCGGGGCGGACAGGTCGTCGGCTACACGGGCGCGTTTGGCGAGTGGGGCGGTGACGACAACGGGGCGCAGAAATTCGTGTGGCAAGGCGGTGCGCTCCCTCCTGACGTTCTAGCCGAAACTCGTCGTCGACAAGAGGCGACCGAGCGGGCAGAAGAAGAGAAGCGGCGCAATGCGGCGAAGCTCGCCGCAAACCGCGCGCGCCAGCAGTGGGGCGAGGCTGCCGAAGAGGGCACGTCCGCTTACCTCGAGCGCAAGCAGATCACGGCCGAGGGCGTTCGATTCGCCGAGGACGGGACGGTGTTCGTTCCGCTACTGCGGTACACGGTCGACGATGTTCGCATGGTCGGCCTGCAGAAAATCACGCCTGACGGCGCGAAGCGCTTCAACAAGGGGACCGAGAAGAAAGGCGCGGAGTGCCGCCTTGGCACCCTGAGCAGCGACGACAAGATCGTGATGGTCGCGGAAGGCTATGCTACCGGTCGCTCGATTCGCATGGCGACCGACGAGGCTATCCCGTTGTCAGTGTGCGTCGACGCCGGCAATATCATGACCGCCGCGCGAGCATTGCGCAATGCATACCCCGACGTTCATATCCTGATCTGCGCCGATGACGACTGGAAAGTCGAACAGCAGATGCGCAGTTGGTTGGCCGACAAGCTCGGGTATCGCGGCGACCTGGTCGTCGGTGCGGACCCAGTTGCGATCGAGCATCGCGGCGTCGTTCATCACGTCAGCGCGGAAGTTGCGCAAATCAATGGCGGCGTTCCCTTTCTCGAACTGCGCGTTACTACGGAGTCGCGGCCGGAACAGATCAAGCGGTTCGAGAACACGGGCCGGGCACGCGCGGAAGAGGCTGCGGCGGCGGTTGGCAACGCGAGCGTGACGTTCCCGGTCTTTTCGAACCGCGAGGATCGAAAGCTCACGGACTTCAACGACCTGCATTGCGAGGAAGGCATCCACGTCGTCAAAGAGCAGATCGCGCGCGCGATCCTCGCCGCGCTCGCTCCGGACGAAAGCGATGTGAAGCCGTTTCCGCACTTGCATGCGGTCGAGCGCGGTGTGGACCCGATGTTCGATCAAGCGGTCGCAGCGGTGCGAGAGGCGCATCGTGCGTCCGTCTCGCTCGTGCAGCGGCAGCTCAAGATCGGCTACAACCGTGCGGCTCGCTTGCTCGAAGACATGGAGAAAGCCGGGATCGTGTCGGAAGAGAACGACAAGGGCTCCCGTCGAGTGCTCGGCGCAGGCGACGAGTTACCCCCTTCGTCCGCTGGCGCTGCCGACGATGAACCGCCGATCGGAGAGGAGCGGCCACCACGATCGTGGTACGCGGATCTGCGGCGCACGAACAGCGGCGCGTTGCTTCCGACCGTCGACAACATCTTCGCGATTCTGTCGAACGATCCGAAATGGGACGGCGTCCTCGGTTTCGAGCTGTTCGCGCTGCGGATCGTGAAACTGAAGCCGCCCCCGTTTCCGGGTGGCGAGGTTGGTGAGTGGACCGATCGTGACGACGCGCGCTGCGCGTTGTGGCTCGGTCAGCGCTACGCAGTCAGCCCGCGCGCGGATCTGATCGCGGACGCCGTGTTTTTGGTGGCCGAGCGCAATTCGTATCACGAGGTGCGCGACTACCTCGCGGGCCTGACATGGGACGGCACTCCGCGGCTGAGGAACTGGCTCGTCACGTACCTCGGGGCGGAGGACACGGAATACGTGCAGCTCGCCGGCTTCAAGTGGCTTGTCGCGTCGGTTGGCCGTGTGATGAAGCCCGGATGCAAGATGGACAACGTGCTGATCCTCGAAGGCGCGCAGGATGCGGGCAAGTCGTCGGCGTTCCGGACGATCTTCTCGCAGCGGTGGTTCACGGACGCGAACATCATCATCGGCGACAAGGATTCATATGCCGTGATGGCAGGAAAGTGGGTGATCGAGCTGGCGGAGCTGGACGCGCTATCGAAGTCGGAGTCATCCAACTCGAAGCGCTTCTTTTCGACGGCCGTCGACACGTACCGGCCGCCGTATGCGAAACGAGCCATCGACGTGCCGCGTCAGAGCGTGTTCGCCGGCACGGTCAACTTCGACACATACCTGAAAGACGAATCGGGCAACCGACGCTACTGGCCGGTCAAGGTGGCGGACGTGTTGAACCTGAAGGGGCTTGCGGCCGACCGTGACCAGATCTGGGCAGAGGCATACCAGACCTATTGTGAATGGGATGCAGCCAACATGGAGGCCGACGGCGTGCTGCCCGCCCCGTGGCAGGTCTTGCCCGAGGAAAAGCCGCTGTTCCGCGTCGAGCAGGACGCGCGGTACGAAGGCGACGTGTTCGAGCCGATGATCGCGCGTTTCATCGAACTGCGCGACAAGGTGACGATGGAGGAGATTCTCGGCGAGTGCCTGAAGCTGGACATCTCGAAGTGGACGCCGGCGGAGCAACGTCGCATCGGCAAAGCAATCAAGTCGATCGGATGGGTGCGAAAGCGCGAGTCGAAGGGTGCGCGAGGCTGGTATTACGAGCGGCCGGAAGAGGCCGAGATCGTCGCGCGGCCTGCGTCAGCAGCGCTCGCGGCAGCGGAGGTCGGCGATGAATCGTGCTTCTGACGACCGCATGCAGGGCGCATCGTTCGGCGCGCTGCGTCAGCGTTGCTTGTCGCGCCATACCGGCTATCTTGCCGCGCCTCGTGGGCGCAATCGGCGCGCCGATTATCGTCCCGTGTCCCGACGTCCCAAGCGTCCCGCCTCACGTACGTGCGTGTGCGCGTGCGACGTGCGCGACACGTGCACACGGATGGGCGCACGTCGCAAGCGCGTGCGCGCGCACCTGACCTTCTTTCCTTGGGACAGTGGGACAGTAGGACAACATAGAGAACGGGGTGAGGGATGATCGACCTGAAAGAACAAGCCGGGACCGCGATGAATGTTCAGAGCCAGCTCAACGATCAGGCCGTCAATGCAGAGACCACGTTAGCTGCGCTCGCATTCGCGGGCGATCTCGGAAAGTTACTTTGGCATATGAAGTACGGTCAGGACGTGTCGTATGTGCATGACGTGAAGCGGTCGCCGCTTCGACGTGCGGTTCTGCTGCTGTCACATCGCATTCGAACGTCGCGGAAGTTCTCACGTGCGAAGTTCACTGGCCTCGATCATCAGCAGGCACTCGAAAAGCGACGAGGTCACAAGGTCGACGTGGCGAAGGCAGACATCGTTGAGCGCTTCGCGCGTCGAGTGATCATCGAGTGGTGCGCGGACATCTGCACTGATTGCGATGGTCACGGTGTGATCGGTCGATCACGTCGCGACGAACCGACCGACCGCGACGTTGAGTGCCCGGCTTGTCATGGTCGTCGAAAGGTTGTGGTCGACGAGCAGCGCGTGCCGTTTGCACACAATGGTCGCAGTCCGATGGTGCTGCGCGAGTACGGCACATGCGGCGAGTGCGATGGTGTCGGCAAGATTCGTGTCTCGGCAACCGGTGTTCGCGTTGGGCGGCAAATCTGCAAAAGCTGCGGCGGATCGGGGAAAGCTGCGATCGACGAGCCGGCGCGTGCGCGCGCGCTCGGAATCTCGCTCGATCTCTACCGGGCGCAGTGGCCTCGGCATTTTGTTGCGGCGTTGGCGCTGCTGGATAATGTCGATGGCAGCGTGTCGGACACGGTGCGACGGAAGATGCAACGATGAAAATCTTGCAAACCAAGAAGAGCCCGCATAAAATTCGGCCATCCTTTACCGAGTCACTGGATATTCGCTGGCACCGCGCGTTAGTCGTGCAAACCTCTCGGAGACATAACAACAATTAAGGGTGCCCGTTAGGTCAGTGGGAGGCGCTCGCCTTCACGAAATGGAATTCTCGAAGCCTCGAGTGCGCAAGCCTCGGGGCTTTTTGCATTGGAGGCCGCATGACTGGTGGCTCTTTCACGCTGCGTGTCGATTCGTCTCGCCTCGAAGCGTCGTTCGAAGATCACGTGCAGCGGCAATTACCGTTCGCGATCTCGAAGGCATTGAACGACACGGCCGGTGCGGCCAAAGCTGCTTTGGGCGATGAGATTCGCGAAGTGTTCGATCGACCGACGCCGTACACGCAACGCTCGTTGCGCATCAAGTCGGCGACGAAGAAGCGGCTCGAGGCGCGCGTTGGGTTCATCGACGAATCGTTCAAGGGCACGCCTGCAACGAAGTACCTGATGCCGCAAGTGACGGGCGGCCCGCGTAGCGTGAAGCGAGTTGAAGCGTTGCTGCGAGCGCGGGGATTGCTGCCGTCCGATATGTACGTTGTGCCAGGTGCGACGGCGCAGCTCGACCAGTACGGCAACTTCAGCCGTGGCCAGTACTCGAAGATCCTTTCGCAGCTGCAGGCGTCGCGTGATCGAACGCAGAACGAAACGGACCGGTCTCGAAAGCGTCGCAAGCGCGATCCGCTTCGCGACGCGCGCTACTTCGTCGGTCGACCGGGTGGAGGCAGGATGGCGCTCGGCGTGTGGGCGCGATACAAGTTCGCTTCCGGCTATGCGATTCGGCCGGTCCTGATGTTCGTTCGTGCGCCTCGCTACGGTGTGCGCTTTCGATTCAATCAGGTGGTCGAGAACACGACGGTGCGCACGCTGCCGACCGCCTTCGAGGCCGCGTTGAAGTTGGCGATGGCAACACGGAAACCTTGACCGTGTTGGGAGGCAACTCGAGTCATTCATTGTCCCGGCGGGTAGGGCCGCCGGGAGTGCAACCTAGAGGTCTATATGATCAACAAAATCAGAGAATTGGCTTCCCTGCTTCGAGCTCTGCTTGCTTCTGCTCGAAAAATTCCCGACCGACGAGATGGATCAACTCAGCGAATCGCGCCTCCTTTGTCAGAGCGCTACCGACTTGTGCTAGGTACGCACGGCCAGGTGCTTGGGTTTCGGATGCTTGATGAGCAAGCCAATCCGCGAGATTAGCTTTCTGCTCAGGCGACAGGATGGTGTCGACAATGTGGGCCGTAATGCTTGATGCGCCGGCCAACATGTTGTAGAGCCCTGCAATGTTGATCTCGAGCTGTTCGATTTTCTTATTGATGTCCATTAGCGCTCCGTGGCGTGGTTAAGGAGCCCGTAAACTAACATCAACGCTGACATCGGCTTCGGCAGGTCAGTCGAGTAGACGTTGATCTCAATGCACGTATGGAGAAAGCATGGAACTGATCACCGTATCGCAATGTGAATTGACGGATGTATTGACCGAGATGCAACGGAAATACCGTGAGTCTCCCGAGCTGTTTTGGACGACCGAGGAAACACGAGCTGGCACGCCGGAGGAATACGGTGCCGCGCTTTCTCGCTATATCGTCGAAGAGGTAAGGGAGCGCCGTGGAATGCCTGCCAGTCCCGGTTCTCAGTGACCGGTGTGCCTGAAGTCGGATGGGGTAGGGTTTTCACGGGTCCTCCCTGGCCCCCTGCCGATGCGGGTAATTCGAGCCACGTCAGACGTGCAGTGTCAAAGATATTTCAGGGTGGTCACCGGGGTGGTCAGGTGGTCGGTTTTGGTGGTCAACGGGTGGTCATATGGCTGAGATGAGTCAACGCGGTTTCGCGCGTCACATGAACGTTGCGCTCAACTCGGTCCAGAAAGCCATCAAGGCTGGGCGGATCTCGCTGAACGCGAACGGCAAGATCGACTCCGATGCGGCCGAGGTCGCATGGCGACGCAACACTGACGAATCGCGCCGATCGTTCGAAGATCTGTCGCGGGCGACGCCTGCGCTTTCCTCGGCTTCTCTGCCGTCGCCGCTGGGCGACGACGAAGACGACTTCCCTGCTGGCGCGAAGAACGAAGACCCGCACATGGCGAAGTATCGCGCTGCACGTGCGCATCGCGAAGAGACTCGCCTCGAGCGCGAACGCATGGAGCTGGCGCGAGAGCTCGGCAACACGCTTGCGCTCGCGGATGCGCAGCGGATTGCCTTCACGACCTTCCGAACGGTGCGCGACAACGTGATGAACGTGCCCGTGCGCGTGAAAGACATCCTCGCGGCCGAGGACAGCCCGGCCCGAGTTGAATCAATACTTGAGGAGGAACTCGCACGAGCGCTGTCCTCGGTCGACGTAGACACGTTGATGCAAGATCAAGACGGTGACGCCGATGGGAGCGATCGAAGCCTTCCTGAAGACGATCAATGAGGCGATTCAGCCTGACGACCGCATCGGTATCGCCGAATGGTCTGAGCGGCATCGCATCTTGCCCGAGAACAGCCCGGAGCCGGGTCAGTGGCGAAACAGTCGGACGCCGTACCTCGTCGGCATCATGGATGCGCTGTCCGGCATGGCGAGCAACGTCACGCGATACACGCACGACGATCTGCGTCCGTTCGACAACAGTTGGGTCGTGGTCGTCGGCCTTCAGAAAGGGCACCAGCTCGGCGGCTCGGCGCTCGGCGAGAACTTCATCGGTCGCAGTATCACGACAGCGGCCGGCAACATCTTGTGCGTGTTCGCGACGAAGGACGACGCTGAGAAGTGGGAGATGGACCGCTTCGAGCCGATGAGGCTCGCGACGCGTGCGCTGCGCCGCCGCGTGAAGGATTCAAACCGGAAGAACAGCGCCAACACCAAGCTGCGCAAGCGCTATCCCGGCGGCATGATGAACCTCGTGAGCGCGACGCGCGCAGGTCGCCTCAAGTCAACGACGGTTCGTTACGCGTTGCTCGAGGAGGTTGACGAGTACGAGCTCAACGTCGACGGACAGGGCAATCCGATCGACCTTGCCGTCAATCGGACAAGCAACTTTGGCCGCCGGGCAAAGGTGTTCGCGAACAGCACGCCGACGATCAAGCGTCGGTCGCAGATCGAGAAGCTGCACGAGCAAGGGGACCAACGCCGGTACTTCGTGCCATGCCCGCATTGCGGGCATCCGCAGTTCTTCGATTGGCACAAGGGGATGAAGTACACAGCGGGCGAGCCGGAAACCGTGCGCTACTACTGCGAATCATGCGGGGCCGGCAGTCGTGAGCACGAATGGAAACGGGGGTATGACAGTGCGTACTGGATGCCGACCGCGAAGGGCGACGGAAAGACTGCCAGCTTCCACCTTAGCGCCATCTATGCACCGCTCGGCTGGCGTCCGTGGGACGAGATGGCGGCCGAGCACGAGGCCGGTAACCTCGACGTCGAGAAGAAGATCGCTTTCTTGAACAACGGCCTCGCCGAGACGTACGAGGACAAGGCCGCCGAGATGAAATGGCAGACGGTTAAGCGCCGCTCGCAGCCGTACAAGCTGCGTACGATCCCCCTCGGGTGCCTCATCCTGACTGCGGCTGTCGATACCCAGAACGATCGTCTCGAGGTCGAGATCGGCGGCTGGGGGCGAGGGATGCGGAACTGGACGATCGATCACATTGTGCTGCGCGGAGATCCCGCGACGAAGGCTCCATGGGCCGCGCTCGACAAGCTGCTCGAGACACCGATCGTCAACGCTTTTGGTGTGCCGATGCGCATCGAGCTGTGTGCGGTCGACTCGGGCGGTGGCCGCACGCAGGACGTGTACGACTACTGCCGGCTTCGTAAGCACCGTGGCGTGTTCGCGATCAAGGGGGCGCGTGACAAACACAAGCCGATCATCGGACGCCCGACCGATCAGGACGTGACGAAGAACGGTCGGATGTACAAGGGCGGGGTGCAGCTTTGGCCAGTGGGTACTGATACAGCGAAGTCTCGGATCTACAGCGCGTTGTCGCGCGACGAGGAGCTAGAGGTCGCTGATCATCAGATGCTGTTCTCGACGGATCTCAAAGACGAGTACTTCGAGCAGCTCTGCGCTGAGGCATACAACCCGGCGAAGGATCGGTGGGACAAGCTTCGCAAGCGCAACGAGGCGCTCGACCTGAAGGTCTACAACCTCGCATGTGCGTACCACCCGAAGCTGCGGCTCAACGCGTTTCAGGACGCCGATTGGGCCGCTGTCGAGGCTGTTGTCGAGCCGCGTGTCCGTGATCTGTTCGCCGAGCCGGCTCCGGAGGTCGAGGTCGACACCGATCCACTCGGGAGCGCTGTGGAATCGAATCGCGGTGACCTGGCGGTCGAGCCGGAAGCGGCCGAATCGGCAGTTGTGGAAGTTGAACCCGTCGTATCCGCTCCCGTGCCAGAGGAGACGGAGGCTCATCCGGTTACGACCGGATGGGTTCCACGACGTGATAACTGGTTGAGGCGTAGGTAGCTATGGCATTCACACAGAACGACCTGATCGCCGTCGAGCGAGCCATCGCGAGCGGGGCGCTGACGGTGGAATACAACGGCAAGAAAACGACGTTCCGCAGCATCGCCGACCTGCTCGCAGCTCGCGACCTGATCAAGGCAGACGTCGACGCGGCCGCAGGCGGATCGCGCCGGCCGCGATCGAGCATCGCAATCATCAAGCGATTCTGATATGCGCACGAACATTCTCGACAAGATGATTGCGGCGGTCTCGCCCGTGTGGGGCGCTCGCCGGATGCAGGCACGTGTCGCGCTCGATGCTGTTCGCGGCTTCGACGGCGCGAAGCGCGGTCCTCGCGCTGTCGGCTGGCGCGCAAGCGGGGCCAGTGCGACCGCAGAGCTTGCGCCTGCGTTGGCGACTCTGCGTAACCGGTCGAGGGATCTCGTCCGGAACAACGGATACATCAAGCATGCGTTGAACGTGAAGGTCGCGAACCTGATCGGGACAGGCATTCGCGCGAAGTTTGACAACAAGGCGCTGCAGAAGCTGTGGAAGCATTGGATCAAGCAATGCGATGCGGCTGGTCTGCTCGACTTCAATGGCATTCAGGCGCAGTGTTACCGGGCGATGGATGAGGCCGGGGAGGCGTTCGTTCGGTTCAGGACGCGCCTGCCTGACGATGGCCTCGAGGTGCCGCTGCAGCTCCAGGTGCTGGAAGCGGAATATCTCGATAGCGCCAAGACGGGGCCGACCGACAACGGGGGATTCATCATCACCGGGGTGCAGTTCGATGCGATAGGCCGCCGCGTCGGGTACTGGTTCTTCGATCGGCACCCCGGCGAGATCGCGCTCGTTCCCCGCGACATGCAAAGTCACTTTGTGCCGGCATCCGAAGTCATCCATCTGTTCGATGCGATCAAGCGCCCCGGTTCGGTGCGAGGTTTCCCGGAGTTCTCCACGTCGATCTGGAAAGTGCGCGATCTCGACGAGTATCAGGATGCGGAGCTGGTCCGGAAGAAGATCGAGGCGTGTTTCGCAGCCTTCGTGAAGACGAACGATGAGGGCTATCAACCCGGCCGACCGGTTGCCGTTGCCGGGGCGAAGGCCGATGCGCCGCGCGTCGAGGCTTTGTCGCCGGGGATGATCGAGTATCTGCGCAACGGCGAAGAGATCCAGTTTGCAGCACCCGCTGCGAGCGACGGTTACGAAGAGCATGTGCGCATCGAGCTGCGTGCGATTGCGGCCGGTTGCGACATCACGTACGAGCAGCTGACAGGCGACTATTCGCAGGTCAACTTCACAAGCGGGCGCATGGGGAAGATGGAGTTCAAACGGATCATGGAGCAGCGGCAATGGTTGATCGTGATCCCGATGCTGTGCGAGCGCGTCGCAATGCGCTTCGTATCGACTGCATTCCTTGCGGGTAAGACGAAGCTTTCCACATGTGACGTTACTTGGACGCCGGAACGGATCGAGTTCATCGACCCGGTTCGCGAAGCGGCCGGTCTGATCTCGCTGATCGAGGCGCGGCTCAAGAGCAGACGGCAGGGCATCCGCGAGCTGGGCGACGATCCGGAGGAGGTCGACGAGGAGATCGAGGCCGATCCGCTCAACGCGGATGAACCTCCACCCGGCAGCCGAAGTACCGGAGCCGGCGGGGCGAGATCTGCGCCCGCGATCCGACGACGTACGTTTTCCACCCACAAGCGCCCGCGTAAGCGGGCGTGTTCATTTGGAGGCGAGCATGCCCCGTAGCACTAACAGCCCGACGAGTCCGCAGGCGCGGGGCACGTCGATGCCGCTCATGTCGCGCCTGATGCCGGTCTCATCGTTCAACGCCGACGCGCGCACTGTCGACGTGACATGGACGGCCGGCGCGCAGGTCGCGCGATACGACTGGATGCGCGATCGGCCGTATCTCGAAGAGCTCAGTACCGCGCCCGGTGCCGTTCGCATGGAGCGCTTGTCGTCGGGCACAGCGCCCGTCATCAACAACCATGAACGTTGGCGAGGGCTGGACGGCGTTCTTGGCGTCGTCCAGGCGGCCGATCTCGACAGCGCCGCCGGCACCGGATCTGCGACGCTGCGATTCTCCCGCCGTGATACGGCGGAGCCGTACTTTCAGGACGTTCAGGACGGCATTCTGCGAAACGTCTCCGTCGGCTATCGAACCTACCGCATCGAAATGATCCCGCCCGGCCAAGAGGGCAACGAGATGTGGATCTATCGCGCGATCGATTGGGAGCCGACCGAGATCTCCGTCGTCGATATCAATGCCGATGCGGGATCGACGACGCGCGCCGATCCCGGCCAATCGTTCATGGGGCAAATCCCCACTTTCCCGTGCGAGTTCGTCGAGCGCGGGGCTGCAGCACAACCAACCGGGGCGGCTGCCCCGTCGATCAATCAAGGAGCAGAGACGCAAATGCATGTTCAAGACAACATCCGTACCCAATCGACGCCCGTTCAAGCCCCGACGCCGACACCCGACAACGTCACTACGGCGCCGGCGGCCGACAACGCGCGTGCTGAAGGCGAACGCGCCGAACGTCAACGCATCATCGATATCGGCGCGGCCGTTCGCGCGAGCACGCTCGACGGCCAGCAAGCGCTGATCGACGCTTTCATCGAGCGCGGTGTGGCGATCGACGTCGCGCGTGCCGAGGTACTGCGGCTGCAGGCCGAGCGCTCGAACGTGACGAATATCCGCGGGCAGGCGGACATCCAGACGGTCAGCGACGAGACGGACGTACGCCGTGCCGCAATGACCGATGCACTGATGCATCGCCTCAACCCGCGCCACACGCTCACCGACGCGGCTCGCCAGTATCGCGGCATGACGCTGCGCGAGCTGTGCCGCGTTGGCCTCGAGGCGGCGCACGTCGACACTCGCGGCATGGATGTTCGTGCGCTCGCCGGTGTCGCTCTCGGCATGGGGGAGCGCGGTGGCTACCACACGACGTCGGACTTGCCGGTCGTGTTCGGCAACGTGATCAACCGCACGTTGCGCGACGCGTACACGGCCGCACCGCGCTCGTTCGCGGCGTGGGCGCGTCAGGGCGTTCTGACCGACTTTCGTGCGGCAACGCGTGTGATGGTCGACGGCAACCTGAAGCTCGAGAAGGTGAATGAGGCCGGCGAGTACAAGTACGGCACGCTGCTCGACGGCGGCGAAGTGATCCAGCTCGGCACGTACGGGAAGGTGATCAGCTTCACGCGCCAGATGATCATCAACGACGATCTGTCCGCGCTCGAGCGCGTGCCTCTGTTCTTCGGTCGCGCCGCTGCAAACTTGGAATCGGATCTCGTCTACGGTGCGCTCACCGGTGCCGGCAAGATGGCCGACGGCAAGCCGCTGTTCGATGTCGCGCACAACAACGTCGGCACGGCCGGGCCGATCGGAATCGACCCGCTGTCCGAGGGCCGCGCGAAGATGCGGACGCAGAAAGCGCCCGGCGATGACTCGGTGGTGAACGTGACACCGAAGTTTCTGCTCGTGCCCGCTGCGCTCGAGACGGCGGCCGGCCAGTACACGAGCAATCAGTACACGCCAAACGTCGCGAAGGAACAGAACCCGTTCTTCGGCGTCTTGACGCCGGTCGTCGAGCCGCGACTCGACGCTGTCAGCACGACGGCGTGGTATCTCGCGGCCGATCCCGCGACGATCGACACGATCGAATACTGCTACCTCGAGGGCGAGCAGGGGCTGTACACCGAGCAATCGCTCGACTTCGACGTCGACGGCATGAAGGTCAAGGCGCGGCTCGATTTCGCGGCGAAGGCGACCGACCATCGCGGCCTGTTCCGCAACGCCGGCAAGTAACTTTCTCGGCGGCGCACTTCTGGTGCGCTGCCGTGTTTCGATTCACGGTTCAACAGGAATGCATGCATGAAAAACTACATTCAAGACGGTGACATCCTCACCGTGACGCTGGCGAAGGACGTCAATTCGGGCGATCTCGTTCTGCTCGGCTCGTCGAAAACGCCTGCTGTCGCGTACGGTTCGTACGCTGCGAACGTGCCGGGTGAATACGCGCTCGACGGCGTGTTCGAGCTTCCGGCGGTTGCGGCCGATGCCGCGATCGTCGGCGACGCGGCGTATTTCGACGTGGCGGCCGGCACGGTGACCGCGAAGGCGGACGGGAACACGCCGGTCGGGATCTATGCCGACGTGAAGCGTGCAAACGTCGGTGTCGCACGTGTGCGCCTGCTGCGCACGCAGTGACGATGTTTGACCCGTCCGTGATTTGGGAGTCGATCGCGGCCGTTGGCATGCTCAAGCCGGCCGTGATCGAGGAATCGGGTGCCGAGCTGCAGGTCGGATTCTTTGCTCCCGATGAGGTCGACCTCGACGGCCGTGTGACGGTCTCGAAACATCGGATCGAGTATCCGACGGCGGCCGCCCCCGATCTGCGTCGTCATTCTGTCGTCTTGATCGACGGTGTTCGGTATTCGATATATCGACCGCCGCGACGCACTGACGACGGTTTCTTCTCTGTCGCCGAGCTGGAGGTGAAGCCGTGACGACGCTGCGCGAGCAATTCATCGAGCAGTTGATGGTGGCGCTGTCGAACGACACGCGCTTGCGTAATGCGGGCGTTGTGGTCGAGCGCTCGCTCTTCGCCGCGTTCGCGAGCACTGAGTCGCGCGTCTTGGTCGTGCATCGCGGCTCCGATCCCGTGGTCGACGAGAACATCGGTGTGACGACTCGCGAGTGCGGGGTCGCGGTGTCTGCCGTTGTCCATGCTGATGCGCCAGATCGGGAAGCAGATGTCATGTTCGAAGTTACGCATCCGGTCGTGATGGGTTTTCAGGCCGATGGCCTGATCGGCGTGCGCGAGGCGGGCACCGACGAGCCGCAGGCCGGCGATGCTGACGGTGGCGTCGGCGTTGTCACGATGCGGTATCTCTTTCTTTATCAGACGCGCGCTGGTCACCTCGATTGAGGTCGCGGCGGCGCATTGTCAGGAGTTGAAATGGGTAGTCCCAAATCAATGCGAAATTCCGTCGTACTGGCCGCGCTGCAAACTGCAGTGGGTACGCCGGCCGTGCCGAAAGGCGCAACGGATGCCATCCTCGTAAGCAATCCGTCGGCGAAGCCGATCTCGGCCGAATACACCGGCCGGGATCTGGTCCGCCCGTTCTTCGGGAGCAGCGAGCAGCTCCCGGCCGGCGCGCACGCCGAGCTGGACTTCGAGGTCGAGGTCGCCGGTTCCGGCACTGCCGGGATTGCGCCGGCATGGGGCCGGCTGCTCGTCGCGTGCAACTTCGCCGAAACCGTGACGGACAAGGTCGACGTGAAGTATCGACCGGTTAGCACCGCTGTACAGACGCCACTGACGTTGTACTACTACCTCGACGGCCTGCTGCACAAGTTGACGGACGCACGCGGTACGGTGTCGTGGGACTTCACGGTGAAGCAGATCCCGAAGATGAAGTTTCACTTCATGGGCGTCTACAACCCGGTCGTCGATTCGCCGCTTCCAGCCGACACGGATTTCTCCAAATTTCTGCGGCCGAAGCTCGCGAGCACCGAGGCGACCACGTGGGCAATGCACGGCTACACCGGGCCGCTGCAAGCGTTGTCGTTTGATCTGGCCAACTCCCTCACGTGGGCGGCGCTGATCGGCTACGAGGGCGCGGAGATCAACGACCGGCAGCCGACGGGGAAGATCACGATGCAGCTCGGGTCGGTGGCCGACAAAAACTGGTGGCAGTCGGTCAAGGATGCAACGACCGGTGCTCTCACGATCACGCAGGGCAACGTACCCGGCAACATCGTCCAGTTCGACGCTCCGAAGGTGCAGTTGACCGATCCGTCGTACTCGGACCAGGACAAGAAGGTGATGCTCGACGCAACGCTGACGGTCAGCCCGGATCGCGGCAACGACGAGCTGGTGATCACCGTAAAGTAACTTTTCGAAAACCGAATCAACGGCCGCGTGAAGCGGCCGTTTCTATTTGCGAGGCCGTATGTCTTACTGTCTGACCAAAGCGCCGACCTTCACGATGAAAGTCACTGTTGTCGAGCCGGGAACGAGCTCGAGTGGGGATGTGGAAACCCATGAATTCGTCGCCGTGTTCAAGCGGATTTCGATGACCGAGTGGGACGAGATGCGTGCGTCTGGCCGTACCGACCAATCGATCATCGCTGACCTTCTCGTCGGCTGGCACGGCCTCGTCGACGCTACGAGCAACGAAGTGCCCTTCACGAACGAGACGCGCGATGCGCTGTTGTCCATTCCGCACGCTCTGCGCGGTACGGTCGTGGCGTTCATGACGGGCGCTTCGGGGGCTGGCCTAAAAAACTGATCGACGCGGCCCGGCATTGGGCCGGTGCTTCGTCGACGGCACCAACCGTTGACAGTGGCGTTGTAGAGGCATTGGCCGCGTTCGGCGCACGTCCGGTCGATCTCGAGGCGGCAGCCTCGCAGGCGACAGATTCGGCGTTCGAAGTCTACCCGGAGAACTGGGAGGCCGTGCGGGCATTCGTCGCAATGACGACGCAATGGCGCATGACCGGGATTTCGGGTTTCGGTGGGGCGTCGATGCTGCATACCGGCCTCGACTATTCCGCGCTCGAGTCAGTGTTCCGATTGCTCGGTGTGAAGCGCAAACGCCGTGCCGCGTTGTTTCAGCAAATCAGGGTCATGGAAGAGGCGGCGCTCGAAGTGCTGCTCAGTGATTGACCCGAGGTAGTGGGGAAGGCGATATGAACGGAACAAGCGGAAGCTTGGGGCAGCTCGTCGTACAGTTGACGATGGATCCCGCGACGTATCGCGCGAGCCTGCGGACGGCGGAGAACGACACGAAGGCGTTCTCCGATGCCGTCGACAAGTCGGCGCAGAAGGCCGGACAGTCGATGCACAGCGTCGGAGTGCATACGGCAGGCGCGCGTCGCGAGTTGATGGTGATGGCGCACGAGGTCGTCACGGGGAGCTGGAAAAATCTCGCGGGCTCCGCGATGGTGTTCGCGGAGCAGATTGACCTGATGTCGGTCGCGCTCAGTCCGGTCGGGCTGGCTGTCGGCGCGGTCGCGGCGGCTATCGGGACGTTCGCGGTCGGGATCTACAAGGGCGCGCAGGAGGTAAGCACGTTCAACAAGTCGATCCAGCTCACTGGCAATTACGCGGGCATGACAACAAGCAGCATCGCGGCAATGTCGGTAGCCGTTGCGGACGCCACGCACGCGAGCGTCGGAACTGCTCGGCAGAGCGTGCAGGCGCTCGTGTCGACCGGGCAGATCACGGGCGATGCGCTCCAGGCGCTCGGGCAGAACATGATCCGCCTGCACGAACTGACGGGGGCCAGTCTCGACGAGATTTCGAAGGACTTCGCGAAGATGCCCGAGGGCGTCGCGAAGTGGGCGGAAGAGCACAACCGCAGCATGCACTTCATGACGACCGCGCAATATGAGCATATCCGCGCGATCGAGGAGACCGGCGACCGCCAGAAAGCCATGCTTGAGACAGCGAAGCTGCTCGACGCGCACCTGCGTGGCGAATCGCTATCGAACCTCGGGGCGCTAGAGCGTGCTTGGCGCGGGGTGGGGAGCGCGATCGGTGGGGCGTGGGAGTGGATGAAGTCGATCGGCAAGGCCGAGACGACGGCCGAGCGTGTCGCGCAGGCGAAGGCTGACCTGCGGCAGCTCGAGGACGCCTCTCGCTCGGGCACGGTCGCAATGCGGCCGGGTGCGATGGATGCGGCACGCGCCCGGCTCGCGGCGGCGGAGAAAGCGGCTGCTGACGAAGCAGCAACCGCGAAGAAGAAGTCGGACGATGCGCGGACGCAGGAGATGGGCATTGCGGCGTCGGACTATCTCAAGCGGCTGCGGGATGAGGCAAGGGGCATCGCGCGCGTCAACGATGCGCTCGACGACTACAAGCGCAAGATTGCCGACTACAACAAGGCGAATCCCGAGAACAAGGTGTCTGCGGCTCAGATGACCGCTGACATGGCCGAGATCCGGAAGAAATACTCGGACCGCTCGGGCGCGTCCGATGCGAACCGGATCCGGAAGAGCCTGCTCGACGCGGCGCTACAGGAGACGAAGAACAGCCTCGATCTGATCCAGAACGCCTACAAGAACGCAGACGATCAGTTGCAGGCGTTGCACAAAGCAACTTTGATTTCCGATCACGCGTTCTATGCGGCGCAGGTCGCGCTGGTCGATGATACGACGACGAAGAAAATCGACACCTACGAGCGCGAGAAAAAGACGCTTCAGTCGGCTTATTGGAAGGCTCCGGCCGACGAGCGGATCCGCATCACGAAGGAGATCGGCGAGGTCGACACGAAGATCGCGAAGACCCGCGAGGAAAACGCGTCTCGCGATCTGGTGCTGTTGACGCAGCAAGAGGATGCGCAGCGCCGCTATCTGAAGTCGATTTCCGACACGCGTGACGCACTCTTGGCGCAGGCCGGCGTGTCCGTACCGCGCGCGATGCACGAGTACGACTACCGCAATCGTGGCGCATTGCTGCAGGCGGCCTCGACCGGGGACGTGCAAGGGGCTGCGTTCCTCGAGCAGAACCGGCAGCTCACGAAGCTATCCGCGCAGTACAACGACATCATCGCGCAGGCGAGCAGCGTGCAGCGGAAGATCTCACTCGATCAGCAAGAAGGGCTGACCGGCTGGATCGACGGGTTGTCGCAGTTGCGTGCGAATTCGGCTGACACGGTGACGTCGCTGCAGGCGCTGTACGACGAGGTCAACCGGCTTTCGTGGCAGACGACGGATGAAGGTGTGCTGCGCAATCTGGATGTGATGCGCGACCGCATTCGTCAGTCGATGCTCGACAGTTCGAACTATCTGAAGGACTTCACCGACGCTGGCCGTAGTGCCTTCAGCGGTCTGTTTCAGGACATCGCAGCCGGCACGAAGACGCCGGCCGAGGCCGTCCGCTCGATGGTCGTGAGCATGCTGAGCTCGTTCGCGCAGCTTTTCGCGAATAAGGCATACACGGGGTTAATGGGGATGCTCTTCGATGGTGCCCTGTCGAGCGCCGGTGGCATGGGAGGGAGCGCATACGGCTTTACGGCGCTGTCGTCCATTGCCGGCAGCGGGTCGCTGTTCGGTGTTGGTGCCGGCATGAAATTCGCGAGCGGTGGGCTGATCAACGGACCGGGGACGGGGACGAGCGACAGCATCTTGGCCCGTGTGTCGAATCGGGAATTCATCGTGCGGGCCGATGTCGTTTCACAGCCGGGCGTGCTCCCGATGCTGGAGGATCTGAACAGCGGTCGTGGTATGTCGCGGCTTCCGAAATTTGCCCGTGGGGGGCTGGTCTCTGGTGGGCGTGCTGCCGGCGGCGACGATTCCGGCGGCGGTCTGAGCCTGTCCGTGGCGACGCCGGTCTATATCCAGTCGGGCGACAGCGAGCAGTCGACGCAGTCGTCAGCGAGCGCTGCTCAGGCGCTTGCGGATGGCCTGAAACAAAAGATGCGTGCCTTCGTGCTTGGCGAGACCCGGCCGGGCGGCATCATTTACGCGTTCATAAAAAATGGCAGATGAAACTTTCGCATGGGTGGTTCGGACTGGCGACTCCGGACAGATCGATTTCAAGGTGCGGACTGCATCGTTCGGTGACGGTTATCAGCAGCGCGTCGGAGACGGTATCAATTCAAGGCGCGCAAAGTGGCCGATTACCGTCATCGGCACGCTGACGGAGGTTCAGCCGATCATGGACTTCCTTGATCGGCACGCCGGCATCAAATCGTTCCTGTGGGCGTCGCCTATTGGTGCTCCGGGGCGTTATGTTTGCGCGTCGTATACGCCGCGTCGTGGGGCGGGAAGCATAGTTACTTTGACCGCGACTTTCGAAGAGACATTCGGAGTTTGATATGGGGCAACTTGAAAAAGTCGATCTCGGAGCGCCGGGTTCGGGGGCGGGTGGAGACTCGCCGCGAAATGCCAATGAACGCATGAATCACAACGTCGATGTTCTATCGCGGCAACTCCCCGTGCGGTCTGGAACGACCATCTCAGCGTCGCGAACGTTGGTGATTGACGACATTGGCAAGCGCTTGTCGATCAGCACCCCGGCTGGTGGTGTGGTCAAGTTGTTGCGTGCATCTTTGTGCCAACCCGATTCGATTGTTTGGTTGGTCAACGTCGGCGCGAATCGCGTGGTGCTTGCTCCCGACGACGGATCGGGCGACACGCTCGCCTTAAGTAGGCTAAACGGCGGTGAGGCGGCTGTACTAGATACGGATGGCGTCCACGCATGGCGAGTACTGCTTCGCGGGCGTGCAAGTGCCGATAATGAGTTCATCAACGAGAATCTCTCCGTCGGAGGGGCGGCGACCGTCTCAGGAGATAGCACGTTGTCCGGCAACCTTGCAGTTTCCGGAGATAGCACGTTGTCCGGCAACCTTGCAGTTTCCGGAGATAGCACGCTATCTGGCAACGTCGCGCTGGGCGGTAGTGGAAAGCGAATTCTCGGCGAATTCTCAGGCGGCTCGACGGATGTGTTGTTCCGGAACAGCAGTTCGAATAAGTCTACTCTGGTGGGGGCCGTGCCAAACGGCACAGGGAATCTGGCGGGCTGGCTTGGCTGGTCGGCCGATCTGTCGAAGTGGGCGGGTGTCTACTACGACGGCGCATCATCGAGCGGGGCGTTCGCTGTATCGAATATTGAATGGCGGCTCATCCAGAACAGTGCTACGAAGGCCCGTGTTGCTCTTGATGGAAGCTACTACTATGGGTTTGCCGCATCGAATGGTCTGAGCAACGCCAATCTGGTTGCGGGTAACGTTGGCACAAACTCCAACGGGCTAGGTATCTCGCCGGAAGGTGCGTATCTGGCGATCATGAACACCGCAAATGCAGGCAATCTGTATTTGTCGAAGGGGCCGTCGGCTGCCAATGGGCAGTACGTCCAATTCTCCAATGCGGGGGGCGCCGTCGGTAGCATTACGGCATTGTCTGGATTTACCGGTGTTGCGTATAACACCACGTCAGATTACCGCTTGAAGGATGGTCTTGAGCCGATGACTGGGGCGCTGGCAAGTGTGCGCAAGGCGAAACTGTATACCGGTTACTTTAAAGCGGACCCGTTGAGGACGCTGCAGGACATGATTCTTGCGCACGAAATTGCTGAGATTGTCCCGGCGGCCGTGTCAGGCAAGAAAGATGCAGTCGAGTACATCCCGACTTACCGCGATGGTTACGATCGGAATAATGTTCAGCCCGATGACATTTTGTCGATTGAGCAAGTGATCGTTCCGCAACAGGTAGATCACTCTCGGCTTGTGCTGAGGCTGTGGGGCGCGATTCAGGAACTCGCCGATGAGTTAGACGCTGCGTGTATGCGGATCAATCGGTTGGAGCCGCGCCAATGAGCATTTCTGCCGATATCCAACAGCTCGAGCCGGGGCAACTTGTAGAGTTCTTCGAGCTCGACGCGACCGACATCGGCGGACAGGTCGCATACTTTCACCCGCACCGGCAGGCGGGGTCAATTGTGTGGCGTGGTGTTGCATATTCACCTTGGCCGATCGTCGCAGAGGGGTTCGAGCGAACGAGCGCGGGACGGCAGCCCGTGCCGATACTCAAGGTCGGGAATGTTGACGGGTCGATTTCGTCGCTGTGCCTCGCACTCGCCGATCTTGTGGGGGCAAAAATCACCCGGCGTAGAACGCTGGCCAAGTATCTCGATGCGACGAATTTTCCGAATGGTCAGAACCCGTCTGCTGATCCGAACGAGGAAATGCCTCCTGAGGTGTGGCTAATCGAGCGAAAGTCACACGAGGACAACGAATCGGTCGAGTTCGAGCTATCGTCTCCGCTGGATTTCGACGGCGAGCAACTTCCTCGCCGGCAAATCATCCCGAACCTGTGTATCTGGCTTTATCGCGGCCCGGAGTGCGGATATACCGGTGGGCCGTGCGCCGACGCGAACGACGCTCCGACCGACGATCCTGCCAAGGACCGCTGCAGCCATAGCCTACGTGGCTGCAAGCTTCGCTGCGGCGTCAACAACCCGCTGCCCTACGGCGGCTTTCCTGCTGCGGGCCTCGTCCGCACCTGAACCTATGCAAAAAGCTACTTTGGACGTGATCCGCGCGCACGCGGTTCGCGTGTATCCGCGCGAGTGTTGCGGTCTGGTGATTATCGAGCGGGGGCGCGAGCGCTATGTGGAAGGTAGTAATTCCGCAGTTGGTAGCGAACATTGCCGGTTGCCTGCGGACGAGTATGCGGCAGCCGAGGATCGGGGTGCCGTTGTCGGTTTCGTGCATTCGCATCCCGACGACTCTGCGCAGCCGTCTGAAGCGGACCGATCAGCCTGCGAAGGGTCTGGGTTGCCGTGGCACATCGTCGAAGTGCGGCGCGGTGATGACGGTGTCGTGAGATCGGGCGCGCTCGTGACCGTCGAGCCGGTCGGGTTTCAAGTGCCGCTCGTGGGTCGGTCTTTCGCGCACGGTGTGCTCGACTGCTACACGCTTGTCCGTGATTGGTATCGCATCGAGCAAGAGATATGGCTTCCCGATTTCGATCGCAGGGATTCGTGGTGGGAGAACGGGGGCGATCTGTACATGCAACATTATCGCGATGCCGGATTTGTCGCATTGCCCGGCTCGGATCCGGTGCCAGAGCGCGGCGATGTCATCTTGATGCAGATCCGCGCTCCGGTTCCGAACCATGCGGGGGTCTACCTTGGTGACGGCACGATGCTGCATCACCTCTACGACCGACTGTCGAGCCGTGACGTGTACGGCGGCTACTGGCGGGAAGTAACCCGCCTCATTCTGAGGTTTGAAGGATGAGTGAGAAAATTCGAACCATTCGGCTGTACGGCTATCTCGGTGCACGATTCGGCCGCGTGCGCAAGCTTGTCGTTAGCTGCCCCGCTCAGGCAATCCGTGCGCTCTGCGTAATGGTGCCCGGATTCGAGCGTGAGCTGATGGAAAGCCGCGAAAAGGGAATCATGTACGCAGTCTTCGCCGGCCGCCGAAACCTCGGTGTCTGCGATCTCAAGTTTCCGTGCGGTGACGAGGACATTCGTATCGCGCCGATCCTGCAGGGTGCGAAAGCGGGTGGCCTTTTTCAGACTGTCCTGGGTGCCGTCATGGCCGCCGTCGGGTACTACTTCGGTTGGACGGGGATCGGCGCGGTGATCGGCAACATGGGTGTCGCAATGATGGCCGGGGGCATCTCGCAGTTACTTGCGCCGTCGCCTCGCGGTTTGTCTGCAAAGGATAGTCCGCAGAATCAGGCGAGCTATGTGTTCAACGGGCCAGTCAACACGACTGCGCAAGGTGGCCCGGTTCCGGTGCTGTATGGCGAGCTCGAGATCGGATCGGCGGTCGGATCGGCGGGCATTTATGCGGAGGATCAGCTATGAGAGTCGGCGGAATCCGTGATGTCGTCGGTTTTAAGAAAAGCGGCGGAGGCCGTGCGCCGATCGAGGCAAGCGATACGGCGCGGTCGGTTTCCTACGCGCGTGTGCTCGATATCCTGTCGGAAGGCGAAATCGAAGGGCCGGTGAACGGGTTGAAGTCGGTGCTTCTTGACGGCACGCCTTTGGCTGGAGACGACGGCTCGATCAACTTTCCGGGCGCATCCGTTGAGTTCCGGACTGGCTCGCAGGATCAGGACTACATTCCCGGATTTCCGGCCGTCGAGAACGAGATCGGCGTTAGCGTCGAGCTACGCGGTGATACACCGTACTCGCGAGCCGTTACCAACCTCGAGTTGTCCGCTGTTCGCGTACGGTTGTCGACCCCCCAGTTCCAGCGGGTCGATCCGAATACGGGCGACGTGAAGGGCTACCGAGTCGACTACCAAATCGAGATCGCGACGGATGACGGCGCTTACGAGATCGCGCTGAAGGCCGCATTCGATATCAAGGTGTCGGGGAAGTACGAGCGGTCGCACCGCGTCAACTTGCCCCCGGCACGGCGTGGTTGGACGGTGCGTATTCGCAGGCTGACGCCGAACGCGAATAGCACGACCATCGCCGACACGACGACGGTCGAATCGGTCACTGAGATCATCGATGCGAAGCTGCGGTATCCGAACACGGCACTTGCGGGCGTCATGATCGATGCATCGCAATTTCAGCGTGTGCCGACGCGCTCGTATCATATGCGTGGTCGGCGTGTGCGCATCCCGTCGAACTATGACCCGACCACGCGCGGATACTCGGGGGATTGGGACGGGACGTTCAAGGTCGGCTACACGAACAACCCAGCATGGGTGTTCTACGACATGGCGACGCATCCGCGCTACGGGATGGGGCATCGGATCGCAGCAGACCAGTTGGACCGATATCAGCTCTACAAGATCGCACGCTATTGCGACGAACTCGTGCCCGATGGAAAGGGCGGGCAAGAGCCGCGGATGACGTGCAACGTATATTTGCAGTCACGTGCCGATGCATACAAGGTGCTGGCTGATCTGGCGTCGGTGTTTCGCGGCGTGACCTATTGGTCGGCGTCGCAGATCTGGGCGGTCGCAAACATGCCGGCCGAGCCGGTGTACACGTACACGGCCGGGAATGTGATCGACGGCAAGTTTGTTCGTCAGGGTACCGATCGCAAGACGCGTTACACAGCTGCTTTGGTGTCGTGGTCCGATCCGGCCAATCACTATCAGCAGGCGGTCGAGGCGGTTGAAGACCGCGATGGCAAGCTTCGCTACGGCGTGCGGCAAACGGAGATCACGGCGATTGGTTGCACGTCTCAGGGACAGGCGCAACGCGTCGGGAAGTGGGCGTTGCTCACGTCGCGGATGGAGACGCAAGAAGTCACGTTCTCGGTTGGGCTGGATGGGATTTTCGCCTTGCCGGGACAGATTATTCGCATCGCGGATTCGGCGCTTGCCGGCCGACCAATCAGCGGCCGTGTCCATGCAGTCGCTGGCCGCACCATTACGGTCGACCGTGACGTGACGGTGAAGCCGGGCGATCGCTTGATCGTGAATCTGCCGAGCGGTCGAAACGAGACACGGATCGTATATGGGGTGTCGGGGCGCGATGTCACGGTCTCATCGGATTGGTCTGCGTCGCCGCAGCCCGAAGCAGTGTGGGCGGTAGAGAGTGACGACTTGGCAGTGCCGATGTATCAAGTCGTGTCGGTGGCGGAGCGGACGGACGATCAGTCACTGCGTTTCGAGATCACGGTCGTTCAGCACGAACCCGGCAAGTTTGACAACGTCGACTTTGGAACGCGTATCGAGGAGCGGCCAGTGACGGTCATTCCGCCGTCTATTCAGCCGCCGCCGGCAAACGTCCGCCTGAGCTCATATTCGCGGATCGATCAAGGTGCTGCATCGACGATCATGGTCGTGGCGTGGGATGCGGTGCAGGGGGCGGTTCAATACGAGGTGCACTGGCGCAAGGACAATGGTGACTGGAATTTTGCGGGCCGCACGGGTTCAGTGAATGCCGACGTACCGGGCATTTACGCGGGGGCCTATATGGCGCGGGTCGTGGCGATCAACGCGATGAACGTGCCTTCGTTGCCGGCGTTCAGTGCGTTGACCAACATGCAGGGCAAGACGACACCCCCGCCGGCCGTCACGTTTTTGCGTGCGACGTCGCAGATCATGGGGATCGGGTTGGAATGGGGCTTTCCGGAGGGGGCGCTCGACACGCAGCGCACCGAGCTTTGGTACTCCACGACGTCGGATCGCAGCACTGCGAAGAGACTGGGCGACTTCGCCTTTCCGCAGCATCTGTACACGATGGACGGCCTGCACGCCGGAGCGTCGTTTTTCTTTTGGGCGCGGCTCGTCGATCGCTCCGGTAACGTCGGACCGTGGTATCCGGATGGGGCGGGGGAGAATGGGCAGTCGAGCTCCGATGCAACAGCGATTCTCGACTACCTAAAAGGGGAGATCGGGAAGGAGGAGCTGACGAAAGAGCTGCAATCCGAGATCAAGGGCGCCACAGATTTTATCGGCGACGCCAAACAGCAGCTCGAGCAGCTCGCGGAAGCAGTGGGTGATGTTAAGTCGGACGTCGAGCGTGTCGACGGTGTCGTGGCGCAGTGGTCGCCGGAATGGGCGGGGGCGACCGACGGATATGCGGGCGACACGAAGAAGCTGGCCGGCGTTTGGACGCAGTGGTCGGCGCTGACCGACAAGATCTCGGCGCTCGCTCGGCGCGTGGATCGAGTCACGTCCGTGGCGGGCGAATCGGCCGCCCAGGTACGAATCGAACAGATCACGCGTGTTGATGAAAACACGGCGATGGCGCAACGGATCGAGACGACGGAGGCAAGCGTTGGAACCGTAAGCGCGGCGGTTCAAGAAAATTCGCAAGCAATCGCGAGCGTCGACGGGCGCGTGAAGGCGTATTACACCTTGAAGGTGCAGGCGGCCGTCGGCGGCGGCATGTATGTCGCGGGCATGTCGGTCGGCATCGACAATGACAATGGCGTCACGCAATCGCAGATCCTGTTTCAGGCGGACCGCTTCGGACTTCTGAGCATGGCAAACGGAAGCTGGTACACGCCGTTCGTCATCGAGAACGGAGAAGTTTTCATTAATCGAGGCTTCATCGGAAAGGGGTGGATCACGAACCTCATGATCGGGGATGTGATTCAGAGCAACGACTACGTAGCAGGCCAACGAGGTTGGCGGATCGACAAAAACGGCTCGATTGAGATGAACGACGCCGATGGTGGCGGCCGAACGGTAATCAATCGATTCGGCGGTCAAGTGTATGGACCAAACGGTGGCCTGCTTGTTCGTTGGGGGAGGTGGTAATGCCGGCTGGACTGCAGATCTTTGATGCGAATGGTCGATTGCTTCTCGATGGGACGACGCGATGCGGACGCCTGCGCGGGATGTGCAGGATTGTCGGGGCGGATGGCAGCGAGTCCGCTGATCTGTCTGGAGGGGAGCCGTTCTGGGCGTTCATGCCTGATTGGCTGTTTAAACACATTTCGATGAAGGCCCCCGTGCCGAACATCGAGATTAACGCGAGCGGCGTGCGTTGGTGGTATAGCACGGAGGGCGGGGCCGATTATCGTACGCCGGTTTTTGGTTGGCTGATCTACGGGGTATTTTGATGAAGGCGGGCTTTCAGGCGTTTACGGATAGTGGCGTTTTTCAGATCGATGGTCTGACGCCGAATTACCAACTAGTTCAGCGGCTTGAGGCGGTATCGCAGTGGATCACGGTGGACACGGTCCGTAACAATAAGGATATTCAGTATCAAGGTAGGTATTGGGTTTGTTCATTCACATTCTCTGCGGATCGACCTTTATACGCATTTTCTGCCGACTCTGGCGTTGGGGTTTCACTTTGGGATGCGATGGGATCAGATGATGGGCGAACCTATATCGTCCGGTTTATCACGGAGATTCAAGCGAGTGTTCGATTGTTCGTTTTCTCGAACGTGCCAGCGACCGGGAGTCGTTACGGATTGCAAGTTTTTAGTCCGAATGGAACGTTGATCGCGGATGCCACTAGTCCCTTTTATCGTGTTCTCGACGTCATCGAGGAGAGGTACTTGGGAGACACGGGGTGGGCGGTCATTGGTTCGCCCAATCCTCCATGGTATCAGCGTGCATACGGGCGGCCGGTGCTCATTTCTGGACTGTGGCCGGCTCACCACATATGGGGGTCATCGAACAGCAATCAGCGACTCTGGGACATTCTAGAGATTGGGACGGTTCGAGTCAGCGGCGACGTTGTCTCATGGGGGACGCGTATTTACAACGGTGGGAGATCACCAAACATTGCAGCATTCAGAGAGTGCTGGCACACGAGATTCATGGTGCTAGATGGAACAGGGATTGTGTAACAGGCCGCCAAGTTTGGCGGCCTTTTCATTTGTGGGGTACGGGGAACAGGAGTCCTAATGCAAGAGCATGAAAAAACCATCTTGGAGTTGATTCTCATGGGCGGATTGATCGGTATCGCGAAGGTGCTGGTCGGCAGCGAGCCGTTGTCGTTTCGGCTCGTGATCGGCCGTGCCGTATTGGGATCTGCGACGTCGATGGTCGCAGGCATCGCGCTGTTGCAGATCCCGGATCTGCCGCCGATCGCGCTGCTTGGTCTCGGGAGCGCGTTCGGCATTGTCGGGTCGCAGTACCTCGAGGTGCTGCTGCGCAGGAAGGCAAAGCAACTTTTTGGGGGACGTGAGAATGGGTAATTACGACACGTTGAAGCTGAAGGCTGAACTGACGCGCGACGAGGATCGGCGGTATCGAATCTATACGGACACCGTCGGCAAGGTGTCGGGCGGCATCGGCCGCAACCTGACCGACAAGGGGTTCCGCGACAACGAGATTGATCTGATGTACCAGAACGATGTCGCCGAAACCGAGGCGTGGCTCGATCGCTATCTGCCGTGGTGGTCGTCTCTCGATCCGGTCCGCCAGCGTGTGCTGATGAACATGGCGTTCAACATGCAGGGGAAACTGCTCGGATTTCGCAATTTCCTCGCGGCGGCGCAGCGTGGCGACTGGAGCACGGCTGAGGCTGAAATGCTCGATAGCCTGTGGGCGCGGCAGGTCGGGGATCGCGCGAAGCGCCTTGCGTCGATGATGAGGAGTGGCGCATGACCTGGCTAGATCCTCGTCTCTGGCTTGTCGTCATCATCGCTGTATTCGTTGGCGCGGCTGCTGGCTATTCGAAGGGGCATCGCGATGCCGACCAGTCCGCCAAGGTCGCAAATCAGGCGAAGCAGATTGACGATCTGACGACTGAACGTGATGAATTTAGCCGTCGCGTGGCGGCTCAACAGGAGATCGCAACCCGTGCTGCGAAAGAACGTGATCAGGCGCGCGCTGATGCTGCTGCTGCAGATGGTGCTGCTATCGGCCTGCGCAAGCAGGTCGCCGCGCTCGTTGTCGATGTTCGGCGTGCCGGCGCTTCCGCCGCAGGCCCGGCAACCGGCGACGCCCTCGATTTGCTTGCCGACGTGCTCGGCCGGACTGACGAGCGCGCGGGAGAGTTGGCGAAGATCGCTGATGAGCGTGGCATCGCCGGCCAGCAGTGTGAGCGTAGTTACGACGCGTTGATGGGCGACGCGCGAACCGATCTGCCGCGATAACGCGGCATGCGAGGCGGCGGCCTCGAGAGAAACAGGGCGGCCGAGGGGCGTGCGGGAACACGCTCCCCGGTCGCCTTTCCACTGAGTGAGCCAGTGAATCGGCCAAGGCCCTGCTACCTACCGGTAGGCGGGCCGGATTCTACACCAAGTTTAAAAACGGCTTTCACAATGGCAAATCCGATTGTTCCTTGGATCGGCGGCAAGCGCCGCCTTGCAGATCATCTGATCCCGCGCTTTCCGGCGCACGACTGCTACGTCGAGGTGTTCGCGGGCGGAGCTGCGCTGTACTTTTTGCGTCCGCCGGCGAAGGTTGAGGTCATCAACGATGTCAACGGTGAACTAATCAATCTGTACCGCGTTGTGCAGCATCACCTCGAGGAATTCGTGCGGCAGTTCAAATGGGCGCTGACGAGCCGGCAGGTTTTCGAATGGCTGAAGCTGACGGTCCCGGAAACCCTCACCGATATCCAGCGAGCGGCACGTTTCTACTACCTTCAGAAAATTTGCTTTGGCGGGAAGCTGGAAGGGCAGACGTTCGGGACGGCGACGACGACGCCGCCCGGTTTGAATCTCCTCCGGATCGAGGAGGAACTGTCGGCGGCGCATCTGCGATTGGCGAATACGTTCGTTGAGCGCCTCGATTGGGCGGCCTGCATCGATCGATACGACCGACCGCACACGCTGTTTTATCTCGATCCGCCGTATTACGAGACGGAGGGGTACGGCGTGGCGTTTCCGTTTGCTGAGTACGAAAAGATGGCGGAGCGCCTGCGGTCGATCAAGGGACGTGCAATGGTCAGCCTGAACGACCATGCGGAGATCCGTCGTGTGTTCGACGGATACCACATCGAAACGGTGCCGATTGACTACACGGTCGGGGGCGGAAAGGGAGTCAGCCGGAGCGAGCTGGTCATCTTCAGTTGGGATGATGCTGCGCAACCGGTCGGGTTGTTCTGATCTAGGCCGGGGCATCGACCCCGGTTCAATTTCAACCGTTGTCCAGTCGTAATTTTTGTAAAATGAGATCGCGGGGGCATACCAATTCAACTAGTACCTGAGACTTCAATGAAAAAAAAGTTACTTGCAACTTCCTTCATCGCGATTGCGCTGTCGGCCTGCGGTGGTGGTGACGACGCTGCGTCTTCTACGCCGAGCAAATTCGCGATCAAATTGACGTATTCCGGGCTGCCGCTCGTTAGCCAGCAGAAAACAATGCGCATGGCCGCAGTTGACGCTGCATCCGGGGTTGCGACAGATTCGCAGAAATCGGACGGCCAAGCGACGGTCGACGAGCTTCAGAAGAGGTTCAGCGAGGCAGGGACGGGGATCACCGTTTATCCCGGCGTGATAGACGGAACGACGCTTCACCAGATCGTCATGTCGGTGAACAATGGCGTCGGTCCTACTGCCGACGAGAAACGTAATGCCAAGGTGCCTGTCGTGCAGTCCGAGTGGGTTGTGCTTAATTTCGAGCTGGATGATATGCAAACGGGGAGGAATGATCCGGCTCAGGTTGCAGCATTGGACCGGTTCAAGAGGGATCTGGTTGTGTTTCAAGATCGGCTCTACATCGAGGGCAAGCAGGTCTATAAGATCCTTCCGATTCTTACGTGCGAACTGCCGGCGGGGCAAACGGCTGCGGATGGTTTGAGCGACGTCCTAAAGAGCGTCCCCAACTCGGGTTACCTTCTCGGGTTGCGAGATGCGCCGGATAGGTCGCACATGGGCAATGACTGCCGCACCCCCGATCAAGCGACACGTGATGCTCACATGGCTGCTATCGTGAATCCGGTTGTCGCGAGTTACAACGCAGTCAATCAGCAAGTGAACGACTGTCGAACGAACCCGGCGAGTCGTCCGGAATGGGAGTGCTGGGGCATCGAGCCGGTGAAGAAGTAAATCGGTTGTCTGCTATTCCGGCAACAAGTCGAGCTATGCGGTTGCTCGACTTGTCCTCTAAACTTCCGTCGTCATGTCGGAGGTCGTATGGACAAGCCCGAGATCGACTGGAAAAGGCTCTAAAGAGCACGCAGTGGTGGGCTGGATGCTGACGGCCAAGTGTATTGGTTCGTCGCTCCCAATGCGGCGGCTTGGACCGATTTTCGGTTTTCCGACCCGATTCCGGCTCCTCAATTTGGCTACCTTGGGGACTGGCGAACCAGTCTCACTGAGCGATCGGCCTGAACCGGAGCTGGCCCGCCTCCCGCTGGCGGGCCATTTCACGTTTGCATTCTTAGTCTGATGGTAAAGTGCCTCGACCACGCGGTTGTCGCGGGATACGAAAAGCGCTTTGAGAGGGCGACGATGGCAAATGAAAATATGCGGTTAAGCGAGGCCGGCTGGGCCGCACTGCGGACTCGGGAACAAGCGGTCATGGCCTACTACAACGATCAGGCGAACAACTGCACCTACGGCGTGGGGACGCTCGCCCATACCGGGCCGTGTACGCCCGAAGAACTGCACCGCCCAGTCACTATCGCGCAGGTCAATGCGCAGCTCGCCGCGCGGGTGGGCCGAGCGGAGGCTCAGGTGCGCAGAACCGTCACGCAGCGGGAACTGACGCAAGCGCAGTTCGATGAGCTCGTCAGTTACACCTACAACGCCGGCAATACCGGTGCGTTGGCCGCGTTGCACTCCGCGAACCAGAACAATGACGCCGGAGTCGTGTCGCACATGAATCAGCGCGTCTATGTCCATCCGCGCGATGCCCAAGGGCATCGCCTTCGCCCGATCCGGTCGAACGGACTCGTCAACCGGCGTCGATTGGAAGCCGCCCCGTTTCAACCGCGGGGGGCGCGATGAAGAAGCATTGCCTCTGGTTGCTCATGATGGTGTCGGCGGCCGCGTTCGCTGACCAGACGCCGGCTGACGAGATCTCGGCGCGCAGCGGGCTGCCGGCGAACGAGGTCAACGCGCTGTTGAGCAATTGCGATTCGAGTCAGACCAGCATGAATTTCTGTGCGTGGCGGGACCAGATCGTCGCCGAGCGCGAGCTGCAGCAGGTCGTCGACAGGCAGATCAGCGAGCATCCGGAGCGCAAGGCCGCACTCGAGGCGAAGATTGCGAAGTGGAAGAAGGCCCGTGATGCTTCGTGCGAGAAGTCGGCGCGGAAGGAGTGGGGCGACGGGTCGATGCGGCCGGCGGCGCAGGCAATTTGTGCGACGGCGGTAACGAAGAAGATGACGAAGAAGCTCTCTGCGATCGCCCCCTCAAGTCGTCCTGATCGCGCAAAGTAG